CTAATCTTACTGACACTTCAGAAAGCTTTGGTCTTCCAGCTACTGCTGATCTTATGTTCGCTCTGGTCAGCACCGAAGATATGGAAGAACTTAATCAAATAATGGTCAAACAACTCAAGAATAGGTATAATGATCCGACTATGAACAAGAGGTTTGTTGTAGGTATTGACCGTGCAAAGATGAGATTATATGACTGTGAACAGTCAGCACAAACAGACATCCTTGACGATGCTGAGACAGTAGAGTATAATAAATCAGATGAATCAAAAGCAAAATTCGATGACTTCAAATTTTAGTAAGTATACACGCTTTGTCAATACTGTTACAAGCAACCCTTCAAAAGACTCCGACGCTTTTATATACCGTCTACAAGAACTTGGTAGTGATGTCGCTATTCAACGCCTTCTTACTGCTAGTGTTGGGATTAGTGCCGAGTCTGGTGAGTTTATGGAGATCGTTAAGAAAATGATATTCCAAGGCAAACCATGTAACGAGGACAACTTAGAGCATTTGAAGATAGAACTTGGTGATATCATGTGGTATGTGGCACAAGCATGCTTGGCACTAGAAGTAGACATGGATGATGTGCTCGACACCAATATAAAGAAACTTGAGAAGAGATATCCTGATGGACACTTTGCAGAATTTTATTCAGAGAATAGAAAAGCAAACGACAGATAAATATTTGCATGGAAGATTTAGTTGACTTATTGATTGAGATGTATACCATCTCACCAAAAAGAAAACAGTTGCAAAAACGTGAAATGGAAGATTTCATGAGGTTCTTTGCAGCGTTCACTGAATCAGATGATAAATATATGCATATCAAGACCACAGGTCTTATATACATAGACCAAAATCAAAAACAAATCTACAGAAAGATAAGTGAAAGCGTTCCTAACATTCATAACAGAAGCAAGGACTACCAAAGCATCGCAAGAAGCAAAGCGAATGGGATTGGTAGGAGACGGTCACGGAGACTGGTATGATCGCACTGGAAAACTAATAGCAAAAACAGTTTCGGGTGAACTGAAATTATTTGGTAGTGGTGGCGGTGCTGATGACGAGGCAGGTGGTAGAGATAAAACAGGAATGATTGATAGGGGACGTGGAAGTTTTGCGAAAGATATTGTAAACAACTTAAGATTACAACCACCTAAACCAGAGATAGGTGCAAGTGCATCACAGGATAGGGGTGCTACACAGTCACAAATATCACAGGCAAAGGATAACGGACCTTTGACTATAGCATTTGATAAGTTTGACGATGAGGAAATATCAAACAATCTAATCAGTACAGTAGAAGAGTTATCAAAGAATAGATTCTTTTATATTTTCCCAAGCAGAGACTCAGACATAGATGAATTGAAGGAGAGATACCCTCAAATCAGTGAGTCAATTGTAGATGATCAAGCAGCAGAGACAATATACGATGTCTTGCAGTCATTATATGAAAACGGTTTTGATGCATTGAATATTGTGGTAAGAAAATCTAGAGCAGAGGCGATATCAAAATTAGCATATGAACAGAATGGTGAACTATACAATTTTGTTATGCTCAATGTTATACCTGCAGAGGAAAGAACAATAAGAGAACAATATATTGCAGGTGACATATTCAAGGTAGGTTCTCTTGTAGAATCTAAGGGTAGAGAAGGTAAAGTAATACGTAGAGGAGCGAATCATTTGATATGTTTAGATGAAAGTCAGTCTATGTTTAGATGTTGGGTATCAGAAGCAAAAGAATCTCATTTTATGTTGCCTGTAGATTTTTGATAAATAATATACGATAAGATCAAGAAAAGACATGAGTAATCCTTGGGCACAATCTTTTGAAGAATTAAGATCTCCATATTTGCAAGAAAAAAAAGCAAAGAAAGACTACGATGGTGACGGTGAGATAGAATCTGGCACCGATGAGTATATGGGTTCAAAAGATAAGGCTATCAAGAAGGCGATGGCTATGAGAGGAAAAAAAAAAGTAGCTGAGCATCATCAGAAAGATGCTGATGGTAATACAATACCTCATGAAGAAGAGGGTGATGGTACCCCAAGCTCTGTTGAGGAGATGGCAAAGAAATTTGGACCAGGTGGTGACCCAATAAAGAAACCAGGTTTTATTGACAAATCATTGAAGAAACTAAAAGATAGTATACCAGTAAAGAAGATTGATAAGGCACACTATGAACCAGAGGGTGAGGTAATTGAAGCAAAGATAGACACAGTAGATCCTAAGAATAAGAGAAAGAGAAGAAACGAAAGACAATTCGGTAAACAGACAAAACCTTATGATCCACCCACTAAAGAGATGAAGACCTCTATGGGTAAGTTCATGAATAGTATGAGACATGACATGCATGATAAGAAACGTGGTGTAAAGACTAAGGGTATGAAGAAAGAGGAAGTTGTAATAGAATCAGATAAGAAAGGAAGTGGTAGTGGTAAGAAGGACGCATGCTATAAGAAAGTAAAAGCGAGTGCAAGTGTATGGCCATCTGCATATGCATCAGGTAGATTAGTACAGTGTCGTAAGAAGGGTGCTGCAAACTATGGTAATAGTAAGAAGGAAGAGTTTGATTTTAGAATCAAGAGTTTCGATGAGTTAGTAGGTGAGTGCTGGAAGACTCATAAGAAAGTGGGTATGAAGATGAAGGGTGGTAAGATGGTTCCCGATTGCAGACCTAAGAATGAAGGTGTAGAGGAAGCAGTCAAGCATCCTAGGTTAAAGATCAAGGAGACAGGTGTAAATAATCCGATTAAAATCAACCCTGAGATCAAAACGGAGGCAGCGAAGGCACCCGTAAAAAAGTAGAGAAACAGCCTAAGAAGGCTATGGATGCAGGGGCAAAAGGTAGAAGACTACTAAAGAGAAGAGAGTATGCTGCTAAGATATCAGGTAGTGAGGATAGAGTGCCTGATGATCTAAGGGATAGTGTTCAGTATGAGAATGTGTTTATGGATCTTATAAACAAAGCTAAAAATAAAATCCAGTCAAATGCTGATGCAAGAAAAAAATATAGAGAAACAAATCCTGGTGGTAATATAAATCAGAAGCAGCATTTTGATAAGATTCGTTCTCAGGGTGGAAATCCAACAGGATTGAAGTTAAATTCTTTTGAACCAGAAGGTGATATGGTAGAGGCAAACTCTGCTCAGATGAAGGCAATGCAAGATGCCAAGGTGAAGAAGATGGAGGATGATAAGGTAGCAAAGAAGACTAAAAAAGAAGAGGTGCAAGTAGAAGCAAAAAAGTCTTGCGGTGAAGGTGAATACTATTGTAATGATTCTGAAAAATGCAAACCAATACCTGATGGTATGAAAGTTGACAAGGATGGAATGCTTGTGAGTGAAGACATGAAGGGTATGTCTCAGAAGTCTGGTGACAAGAGAAGCACTGAGAGTGGTGCAGGTATGACAGCAAAAGGTGTCGCTAAGTATAATAGACGTACTGGTGGTGACTTGAAGACTGCGGTCACTACACCTCCATCAAAACTCAAGGCTGGATCTAAGGCAGCAGGTAGAAGAAAATCATTCTGTGCTCGTTCTAAGTCTTGGAACGGACCTCGTGGTAAGGCAGCACGTCGTCGTTGGAACTGTTCATATGAACCTGAGATGCCAATGATTGTAGATGAGGGTAAAAAACTCTTCAACGCTGCACCACTATCAGATAGAGTGGCAGCATGGTCAAAAAAGATTACTGAGGGTGACTCATACGTAAAATCAGATAGAAATAAGTTTGGTTTACCTAAAGACCTAAAGAGTGTAGAAAAAAAAGTAGACAAGAAAGTCACTGGTGTCAACTATGGTGCCATGGCACAGTCATACGTGCCACAAGGTGAGATGATTGCTGAGAAACCTGGTGATGGATACTTAGGACCTACAGTTGGTAAGGTAGGTATACCTAATCCAATAAGATTGGCAAAGGATGCTGTAGATCAATCTAACAGAGCTAATCTAAAAAAAGTGAACACTATGAATAAGATTGCTCCTGGTAGTGCGTCCATGCCCAAGTTCAAGGAGTTCAATCCAAAAACCAGTGCTGCATTCAAAAATTTATTCCAAAGTTACACACCACAAGGTGAAGTGATTGATGAAGCAAAGTATGAGAAGGGTGCATCTGATTATGGTAAGACATCTATAAGAAACAAGAGAGCATTTGGTAAGGGTGGTAATGCTGCTCCTCCAAAAGAAAGAGGTGGTGCTAAAATGCTAAGACATGATTCACATACCAAGCGAAGAGGAGTAAAGAAGGATAACAAATATGGTGCAACAAACAAACCTCCTGTTTATGGTGCTCCTAGTGATGAATTCAAAAAGAATAAAAATGTGAAGGAAGGCAATCTTCACAAGTGGTTCAAGGGTTCTAAGTCTAAAGATGGTAAAGGTGGTTGGGTCAACGTAGTCACAGGTGGTACTTGTGCGAGTGACAAACCAGGTGAGGGTACACCTAAGTGTGTATCATCATCCAAGAGAGCATCTATGAGTAAGGCAGAAAGACTGTCTGCATCAAGACGTAAGAAGAAGGCAGATCCTGGTCAACAATCAAAGTCTGGGGCAGCAAAACCTACATACGTAGCAACTGATAAAAAGAAAAAGGTGGATGAAATGAATCAAGGTCCTAGTACACCAGTCAGTATGTCTGGTGGTAAGGTCATGCCCAATTTTGGAGCAAGTCGTTTAGGTAATGTCAGACTAAAAAATGGTAAGAGTCTTGCCGACTTACTCAAGAAGGTGTAACCATATATAATACGTTACGTACGTATTATTATGACAAAATTTCTACTACCTATTGCTATCAATATCATAGACAAAGCAGTAGACAAAATCCCAGAAGACCTAGAGGGTAAGATCAAAGAGTTCTTGATAGGACTACTTAAAAAGGCTGCTGCCAAGTCAGGCAACAAAGTAGATGACCAGCTAGTCGAAGCACTAGAGAAGGCACTACTTGAATAAATAAAACTATCGAATAAGGAAGAAAACTAATGGCACCACTATGGGGAGCTACTGACTCAGATGAGTCAAAGCCTAAGAATTTGACCACTGTTGAGAAGAGAGATGTTTTCGCAAACAATAGTGGTTGGGTAAGAACACCAGGTACTGTACTCACTGGAAATGACAATACAGGAGCAGATCCTGAGGTTCTAGTCGCCATTGGTGGACTAGCAACAAGTCTAGGACAGGCAACTATATCATCTGTAAGATTCAATACCACTGCGGTGGATGCATCAGCAGGTGGAACACTAGCTGTCATCGTTGAATTCAATGAGCAGGTCACAGTAGCAACTGCTGCACCACTTATGGTTGTAACAAACAGTAGAGCAGGTGGTGGTTCACAAGCATCATTTACTCTCACTATGGATGGAACACTTCCAGTGACCAATGATACTCTTACATTCTCTGTCACATTGACTGGTGGTGATGGTAAGCAAGAGGAAGACGATGTATTGTCCATTGGGGCACAAACAATCAACACCAACGGTGGAACCGTTGTTGATACTATCGGAGCAGGTAACGCAGAGATGGCAATTAGTGCTGCTCAAGGAACTGCTGCTGGTACAATTACAGTTGTAGCATAATGTAAATGAAATTTGATGAATTGAACGAGGAGAATCATCTCCTCTTTGCTATTAAACACTATGAAAACCCTCGTGCTGCCACCATGGAAGACTTCGAGGAGGATCTAAAAAGATTCAAGTATATAAAGAGACTGTTGAAGAAATATGTGGTTCAAGGTGAGTTGAAACATCATCTCATTTTGAACCATCTTATTATATGCTTCAACGTATTCAATGAGGGCACTATACCATTGCTATTTTTCAAGATAGAGAATGAATATTGGTCTGTATTGAAAACTTTTTTGGTCTTTTTGAATCGTATCCCAGACTATCCTAAGTCTGGTCTTGATGATATACCCATAGACAAGGAAGCAAACGTAATTCTAAACTCAATCTAATGAAAAGTTGGAGTCATATGCGAGAAGAGATGATGTCTACCGATCCTGGTAATACTGGGAAGGCAGGTTTCTCATCGAAAGCAGATGATGAAGGTCCTGTAGCAGGTTATGATAAGGTGATGGGTAAG